ATTATTAATAATACAATATTCAAATAATGTTTCAAATAATTGAATTTCAGGTGCATAAGTCCATCTTTCGTATTCATGGTATTTTAAATTTTTATAATTTGTACAAATATTTATACTTTCAAATTCATCAATGTTTGCATTAAATGTATATGTCCCATATTTATTATTCAAGGAGCTACAATAACATTTCATAATATCTGGTTTACCAATTGCAAAAAAGTCCCAGTCAGCCAAAAGATGAATATTTACATTTAGATCAAGCATCTTGATGTTTTCCAAAATATTATATTTAAACACAGTATCTAGTCTTAAACGTATTACATAATCATAATGTGTATTTGAAGTATAATTTTCTAATAAATTATAACAGTCAAGAATTTTATAATGTTGATAAATACTACCTTCATAGATGAAACAATTCGGTTTTTTAGGTTGACTTCTATATTTGTCTATATAATAATTAACTGATGGAAGAGGATATCCAATTGGTTCATAATAAAAATCTGTATTTAATAAATGGATATTTTTAATATTTTCATAACCAAAGTATTTAAACGTATTTTCCAAATGTAAGTCGTCAGTAGATATAAATATATCATATTGAAATTTTTTTTTAAATTCTTCAGTAAATATAAATTTATTATAAGATTCTAAAATTTCATTTTTTTTATGGGAGTTATGGGATAAAGGATTACATCTAGCCTGACCTGAAAATAAAAAAGCTATTTTTTTCATATAATATTTTAATACTTTATTTTTTGCAGAAATTTAACTTTGATATAAATTATATGTTTATTATATAATATTTTTCTATTATATAATGGGACAAATTCGAACCACCTCTGTTCATTTTTATAGAAGAGGAATAAGTGATCGATATCCAAGAGTTGGATCAAATATACAAGGGAATTATGATGTAGTAAGTAATACAAAAATGTTTCAACATAAATTAACAACACCAAACTTTTCTTTTAATAATTTTTTATTTACAAGAAGACCTAATATTCCTTTCACATATAATTAATTATCAATTATCTTCCAGACCATACTTTAATAATATGTTTTGGTATTCGCTTTTTAATATATAAATCATTTTCATATTCGCCAAAGCTATACCCCCATTTTTCATATTTCATTATATCTCCAAAGATTGACTTGAATTGATTATTTTTTTTATATTCTTTTGAAAAAATAATTCCCATTATTCTTTCAAGGCAACATCTATCTACTCTTCTAGATACACACATTAACATATTATTTATATTATACTTGTTTTGTAAAAAAACTAAAAAATCATGTTTGATAAAACATTGTAGACCAAAACATCCAAACCATACATCTCTATTTAAACCTAATACATTTACTTGTGATAATAAAATACTTTCTTGTAATTGAACAAAATAATTTAGTTTACTTGATATACGTAATGTATTTTCCATGTTTTCTTTATCCGCATTAAAATGCCATAATCTAATTACATTAAATGATAAATATTTATCAAAATTAATCTTTTTATGAAAAAATACACTATCATGAATAATTACTGCATTATCAAAAAATTTATTTTTATAATAATAATAGTATGGGAGAAGTTCTCCTCTGCCTGGAAATTCTGATTTAATAATTTCTATATTTTTATATTCATGATGAGCTTTTACAAATTCCTCTTTACTATTATCATCTATTATAACTATTTTTCTATGTGGATAAAAAGTACGAATGCACTTAACACAATGGTTCCAATATTTATTGGTTTTTTCACATTTAACATGTCTAGTTATAATAAATCCATAGGATAAAAAATTTGGTTTTATATCTAGTAAAGGTGCCATATATTATATTTATAATAAAAAATTGATTTATAAATATAAATATAATATTAATGATATAAAAGATAATGGCTGATTTTATTCCAGAAATATTTACTAATGATGATATTTATGAAATGTATGTGAGTAACGAAGAATTAACTATATTGGATATGGCAATTTTAACTAAACTATATCCACATATAATCTATAAAATATTGAAAACATTTTTTGAAAAACCTAAAGAACTGAGAGGATATAAAGAATATAGAAATTTTGTTAAAGAACAAAATGATTTATGTTTAGAACTTCATAGCATAAATAATGACTTGAAAGAGGTTAAACAAGAAATAGAATATTTACTGCAAAAAAAACAAGATCTAGTTAATTTAAAAAAAGAAAAATTAGCTAATTATATTTCGTTTATGAATAGTATGAGAGGAATAGACGAGGAGGGAGAAGACGAAGAATATGAATTAGAAGATGATGATGCCATAGAAATTAACTAAATAAAAACTTTTATAAAAACAAAAATTATACAAAAAACTTTTATAAAAAATAAACTTATCTAAACAAAAATAGGTATATCATCAATATTTATTATTTTTTCTCCGGAAGGAATAAGATTTTTCAAAATTCTAAATGATTTAAATTCATTTCTCTCTAATTGATTTTGTGGAGTATGTTTATGGACACATCTTGCAATCATCTTGTATAATTTAAATTCAGGATATCGTTCTTGTCCATTATTTTTGTAAAGTAAATTTATTCCTTTATCATCCAAACACCATTCTATTATTAATTTTGTTACTGGATCCGTACAAGTAGCAACTTCATCCATATCTTCAATTAAATAATCAAATATAGAACAAGCCAATCTACATAAATCAAAACTAAAATTTGGTTCTAGTCTAGGTTTTTTATCATTATAAAATGGTTCAGTATTATATTGCGTAGAAGCATCACCTCCTTGTTGAAAACTATCACTACAAAATATTTTCCCGTCAAATTTAAAAATACTTCTACCGAAATCAATTATTTTATATATTCTACCAAAAGTAGGAATTTGATAATAAATGTTTTCATAACAATAATATATATATTTTTTATTAGTAGAATTAAACATTATATTATTGGTATGTAAATCATTATGAGTAAATGAAAAAGATTTCTGATAAGTAATTAAAATCATTATTACTTGCATAAACATAGAAAACCACTCACCTTCATTTATTTCATTTTTTACCATTAAATCATCCAACGTCATTTCACAATTCTCCATACAAATCAATTGAATTGGAAATTGAGGAATTTTAACCATTAATTTTTCATCTTCATCCAAACTTTCCTCTTCATTACTTTCATCTTCCCATTCAGATTTATCTGAACAACATGAACTATCATCATTTGATTTATTAGTTAAATTATCCTCCTCTAAATCATTACTACCAGATGTATAAGATGTTCGGGAAGAACATGAAGATTCTGATTTTAAGGTAGTAGATTTTTCATCTGGATTATTAAGATATATATTCGTTATTTCCATGAGATCAGTTTTTTCTACTGGTTCTGAAGTGCTGTTTTCAAATATATTTTCAAACAATTCATCTTTTAAACTATTAATAGAATGTATACTATCTATACTAGCATTATGTTGTATATTTATTAATGGTTTTTTATTATTTGTCTCAGGAAATAAATGTGCATAATCTTCAATACTAAATAAACTATTTTTATGTTTATTAAAAAAATCCGAGGTTGTTAAATATTCAATATCATCATAAACATTTAATTGATAATCATTTTTAATAGCTAAAAACGATCCATAATATTCCACATTATGAATAAAATAATATTTTTCTGCAAGTTGATTAGCTAAATATAAAAAAAAACCATCCACATAGGCAGAGTTATTCATATCGAGTAGTTTGGGATAAACTTCGTTTTCCAGTGAAAATAATTGGGGTAGATTAAATAAATTTTTATTTGTAATATCATATTTACCAATTAGATATTTAAATGGGTCTAGTAAAGGAGCCTCCTTAAAAAAGATGTCTTTTTTTTTTGTTTTATCGGATTGTATATTTTTAATTGTTCCTATAAAAAAAGAACCACAAGATTGTTCTTTTTCAGACACATTTAATAAAAACCATTTATTATTGAAGTTGATATTGTTAAAATTAGTTTCATTTAATCCAAAAAAACGATTATAAATGGGAATATAATTTTGCATTTTAGAGAGAAATAATGTGTTTGGTTTTTCTAATGTTTGAAAAAGACTAGAATTTTTTCTTTTTTGATAGTTAATCATTATTAGGTATTTAATATATTAATAATATGTTTTTTTAACTTAATATTTCTAAACAATCTTATTTTTGCGTATTCTAATTAATTATATATTCTTAAATATTCATAATAAATGTCTCTTGAATTAAAAAAATTTGATATGAAAAATATTAGTTTTAAACCAAATGAAACAAAAGGTCCTGTTGTAGTATTAATTGGGCGAAGAGATACAGGAAAAAGTTTTCTTGTTAGAGATTTACTCTTTTACCATCAAGATATACCAATTGGTACTGTAATTTCAGGTACAGAAGAAGGAAATGGTTTTTATGGAAAAATGGTTCCTAAACTTTTTATCCATAATGAATATAATACTGCGATTATTGAAAATATTCTCAAGAGACAACGTTCTGTTTTAAAACAAATAAAAAAGGAAATTGAAACGTATAAACGTTCCACTATTGATCCGCGTACATTTGTTATTTTAGATGATTGTTTATATGATAATACATGGACACGTGATAAGATGATGCGACTTCTTTTTCTTAATGGAAGACATTGGAAAATTATGTTAATTATAACAATGCAATACCCACTTGGAGTTCCCCCAACTTTACGTACAAATATTGATTATGTTTTTATACTGAGAGAACCATATATTGCTAATAGAAAACGTATTTATGAAAATTATGCTGGTATGTTTCCTACATTTGAAGCTTTTTGTCAAGTTATGGATCAATGTACAGAAAACTATGAATGTTTAGTTATAAATAATAATGTCAAATCCAACAAGTTACAAGATCAAGTATTTTGGTATAAGGCTGACAATCATAATGATTTTAAATTAGGATCGAAAGAATTTTGGGAATTATCCAAAGGAATGAATTCTGATGATGAAGATGAAAAATATGATCCTAATAATAATAAAAAAAGAGGATCCGGACAAAAAATTAGTGTAAAAAAAACAGCGAAATGGTAGAATTATTAATAATTATTTATATATCATTTATATAAATGATTATTAAT